GACACAGAGATAGAGTTGGATGTTGACGAGGGTTCAGGGATTCGCACTGCACTCTCAACAAAGCAGAGAGACCTAGAGGGAGGAGCTGCGTTTAGTTTTAAATTAAATGTGGCAATACTTGGAACAGATCCCGACGGTGATGACATTACAACTTGTGTGATAGAGAAGGCAGATGAATCTGAAATAGAGGATTCAAAGAAGAAAACACCCAAGGGTAAGAACCAGAAGTTATTCTTGGAATGTTTCAGGCAGCTTCGATCGGATAAGTTCGGCACACCAAATCAGGGTGGAACTGGCTGGCCTGAAGCACACACATATTGGGTCATTCCAGAGGATCAAATCTACGAACACTTCAAGGGAAAATTTACGGGAGCCAACTCAAGGACAGCCTGGAGACAGACAATTGAGGCACTGATTTCACATGACTTTATCTGTATGAATATGGGTCAAATCTGGATACTTAGTAATGAAGGAAAAGTATGAAAATGTATGAAAAATTAAATATAATAAAAACAATAACTTATAAATGCGTTTCATACATTTCATACACGTTTCATAAGCAAATCATACAATGTAGGAATAATATGAATTACCTATAGGTATTCATATATATTCATCATGATCGAAAAAAGGTGGTTCATATGGATGATGTAGAGGAAATTAGGAGGCCAAAGTTTAGAGGTCTCAGAGGTGTGGTGGGTTCTAAAGTATTTATCCACCCGTGCAGTATTTGTGGTTGTGCAGTAGCTCCGTTCGGAATCGGGTTTAGTAGCGCAAGAAAAGAAATGGGAACTTGGTACTGTGGAGATCATGTGCCAGATAATTTTTGGAGAATTAAAAATGGCAAGAGCGAGTAAGTTATTAATTGATGCGGCAATGATTGTAGATGGTGCCAGGCAGTCTGAGTATGGAAAGCCACAGGAAAGTTTCGAGAAGTTAGCTGCGTTGTGGTCAGCTTACACCAGTATAGATATATCGCCACACGATGCCTGTGTGATGATGAGCCTTTTAAAAGTTTCGAGACTGGCGTACAAACCAGATGAAGACAGCTCGATGGATGGTGCGGCATATCTTGCCCTAGCCTCCGAGGTTAGCTCAGAGTGATATCAACCGCCTTAATTTGATATCATGTGTTTCTCCCTAAGACACTGAGCTGAACTGGCCTCCACTTGATTAATTTTGGGTGGAGGTCTTTTTTTTATTTATTTTACATTTAGCACTTGTATATGCTAGTCTTTGCTATTATGTGTTATATATCAACAGGGAGAAATAAAATGGGTTACGTTAATATAAAAGGTTCTGAGGTTTCACCAAAGTTTAAATTTGAGAGAGCAACAGATGGTGCATCTGGAGAGTGGGCAACTCATTTCCCATCATGGGATATAAAGTATACTTGGAATGGTTGCGATTATGAGAATGTTGGAGTTGTGACTGCATTTACAGGTGATGGAGTGAAAGCCACAATAGAAGGTTATGAAACAGTATCAGGAAGAGATCCTTTTACAGTTTTTGAAGAGGCAGTAAAAGAAGCTAAAGATTTTGATATAGAAGATTTTAGACGATAATTAATCAGGGGAGAAAATAAAACAAAATCAGCCTCACTTCGGTGGGGCTTTTTTTTTGCAAAATAATGTGTATATTGAAAGCACGGTTAACCACTGAGAAAAGGTTTAAAGGATGAGCGACGAAAAAAGAAAAGTAGGCAGACCAAGATTTGAGATAACTCCAGAAGTCTGTGAGAAGGTGGAGAACCTTTCAGCCCAAGGTTTAACAGTCGATCAAATAGCTCTTGTATTGGGTGTAAGTCACTGGACAATTTATGAAAGACAGAACGAATTTCCTGAGTTTTCTGATGCGCTAAAAAGGGGGCGTGGCAAGGGCGTTGCCAATGTGACTAACGCATTGTACACAAAGGCAGTGGATGGAGATAACACTGCCATGATCTTCTACCTGAAGAACCGAGCAGGTTGGGTGGACAAACAGGAAGTCCAGTCAACTGTTGAGCAGAGACATATCATAGATTTAACTAGGATTCCAAATGACCAACTTGAACAGCTTGAAAATGCATTTAAGCAATCTGACCTTGGAGCAAGTGAGGGCGGAGAAGTATCGGAGATCATTGAGGGAGTTTACGAAGGCTAGTTGGCCGTCTATCGAGCCTGCTCAACCTTTCATAAACAACTGGCATATCGATGCAATCTCTGATCACCTACAGGCTGTTGTGGAAGGTGATATCAAACGTCTGATTATAAATGTTCCCCCAAGACACATGAAATCTATTTCTGTGGCCGTGGCACTGCCTGCTTGGACTTGGACGAAGCAACCTGACAAAAAATTCCTCTATGCCTCTTACGCAAGCTCTCTGTCGGTCAGGGATAGCGTTAAGTGTCGTAGGTTGATCGACAGTAACTGGTATCAAGATCATTTTGGCGATGCATTTGATTTAACCTCTGACCAAAACCAAAAGCAACGCTTTGAGAACGATAAGACTGGTGCGAGGATTGCAACATCGGTTGACGGGGCGTTAACTGGTGAGGGTGGTGATATAATTATCATTGATGACCCACATAATGTGAGGGAGAGTGATTCTTCGCTTGTCAGGCAGGGTGTACTGGACTGGTGGGATCAGGCGATGCAAACCAGACTGAACGACCCCAGAACTGGTGCATTTATTATTATCATGCAGAGAGTACATGAGAATGACTTAGCAGGTCACATTTTAGCTAACGACCTTGGTCAAGAATGGGATCACTTATGTTTGCCTGCTCGATATGAGATAGGCCACCCAACGCCAACGATATCAACACTAGGCTTTGCTGATCCCAGAACTAAAGAGGGAGAATTACTCTGGCCAGAGAGAGTAGATAAGAAAACACTAGACAGTCTAGAGAAATCACTTGGAAGTTACGCAAGTGCAGGTCAGCTACAGCAAAGACCATCCCCGAAGGGTGGTGGAATCTTAAAGGCCAAGTGGTGGGTTCCTTGGGAGAGCCAAGACTTGCCGTCGAACATCGAGTACGTCATTCAGAGTTACGATACTGCATTCAGCACTAAGGAAACCGCAGACTACTCAGCTAGGACAACGTGGGGCGTGTTTAGACATGACGGCATGATGAACATCATGGTTCTTGATATGTGGTACGACAGGGTCAGCTATCCTGACCTAAGACGCATTGCCCAAGATTCATATGAGGAGTGGGAGCCTGACGCAGTGTTGATCGAGAAGAAGGCTTCAGGTCAATCTTTATTACAAGATTTACGCATGGCAGGAATACCTGTATTGGAATATTTACCTGACCGTGATAAGCAAGCCAGAGCGCACGCAAGTTCCGCATTGTTAGAAGATGGAAGAATCTACTATCCTTTTGACAAGAAGTGGGCTAAAGATTTAATTGACATTTGTTCAGCATTTCCTGCTGGAGATAATGACGACATAGTTGACACATGTACTCAAGCATGGCTAAGATTGAGAAAAGGTTGGTTTGTCAGCCACACTAACGATTACGAAGATGACGAATTTGTTGAAACAAGGAGGATGACTCTGTATGGCTAGGTCACCAATTTCACTCACTGAAAAGTTAGCACCATTTGCGGAAGCGACTCCAGCGGATAATTTCCAAGTTGAAGAAATATCAGACGAAGAGGTTCTGGTCGGAGATCCAGAATTAGACGATGGCATGATGGATGAGCCTGAGAATGAATTTGATTCCAATCTAGTAGAATCAATTGATGCTCAAGATTTATCCAGAAAAGGTCAGACGCTTATTTCTTATTATGAATCAGATAAGGAATCTCGATATGAATGGGAAGAGCGATACAAAGATGGATTGAAGACTGTTGACCCTGACGGTGGCATGGATGAATCAGAAGATGAACGTGCGGCCCGTGGTTTATCTACAGTAGTCCACCCGATGATAGCTGAGGCGGCAACACAGTTTAACGCCAGAGCAATTGCAGAGCTCTACCCATCTGGAGGCCCAGTAAAAACTGTTATTGTTGGCGATCCGAATCAAGAGCTAGAAGACCAGTCAAGACGTGTCAGAGAATTTATGAATTACCAGATTACTCAGGAGATGCCTGAGTATTTCCCAGACTTAGACCAAATGCTATTCCACCTGCCTTTGGTTGGTCAGACCTTCAAAAAGGTTTGGTGGGATGCGAATATGGGAAGGCAGTGCGCTCAGTTTGTAAAGGCTGAAGACTTTGTTGTAGCTCCAGAGAGCAGAGACTTGTATACATCACCAAGGTATACTCAGGTTATTAGAATACCGAAGAATGATTACAACCGCTACGTTCAGTCTGGCTATTATCTTCCTGTTGAGTTTCACGGGAATGACATAGATCCATCTGGCGATACGATAGGCGAGATCGAGGGCATTGATCAGTACGGTGATACTCAGCAAGATGAAGTTGTTACATTGCTGGAAATGCATGTCTACGAGAAGTTTGACGGTGTTAGTGATTACGAGGACGACGACGAGGCTGACGAGAATTTAGTACACTTCCCATATGTCGTCACGATTGATTATGATAATCAGTCGATTGTCAGTGTCAGGAGAAACTGGAGAGAAGACGACGAACGCAAACTTAGGAGAGATTGGTTTGTCTCTTACAAGTTCTTACCAGGATTAGGCTTTATGGGTTTTGGCCTGTACCACTTAATTGGTGGATTAGGAAAAGCGGCAACTGGCTCATTGAGGGCGTTACTAGATTCAGCGGCATTCGCAAATATGCAAGGTGGATTTAAGTTAAGAGGTCGAGTTTCAGGTGGCGAAGTTCAGGTTAATCCTGGCGAGTTCGTAGACTTAGACGCAACGGTTGACGATGTTAATAAAGCAATTATGCCATTGCCATTTAAGGAGCCAAGTCAGTCGCTCTTTAATTTGCTTGGATTTATTGTTCAGGCAGGACAGCGATTTGCTAGTACGGCTGATTTAAATGTTGGGGATGTAAACCCAAATGCGCCTGTTGGTTCGACGCTGGCTTTGATAGAGCAAGGTAGTAAGGCTTTTTCAGCCATTCACAAGAGGTTGCATTACGCTCAAGGTCAAGAGTTCAAATTACTTGCGGCACTTAACGCAGAGAACCTTCCTGAGTCGTTTACATTTTCGTTATCAGGCAGAAGCGAACAGATTTTCGCGGCTGACTTTAACGATCGCATTGACATCCTCCCTGTCAGTGACCCCAACATATTTTCAACTGCTCAGAGGATTGCTCAGGCTCAGGCTATTTTACAGATGGCTCAGTCAGCACCTCAGTTCCATAATTTATATAATGCGTATAAGCGGATGTATGAGGCGATACGCATACCCAACATTGACGAGATACTGAAGAAACCTGAAGAGGCTGTTCAGATGGATCCGATTGATGAGAATATGTCAGTTATGTATGGCAAGCCAATTCGTGCGTTTCCTGAGCAAGACCATGATTCTCACATTGCTGTCCATATACAGTTTATGCAAGATCCATCTCTGGGCGGCAATCCAGGAGCGGCTCCGATGCAACCTGTGTTAGTTGCTCACATTGCAGAGCATATTGCGTTACTTTACAGAGTTCGTATGGAGGCTGGTATTGGTATGGAAATGCCGCCAATGCCTGACTTTAAAGATCCAGACTTTACATTTGATGATGTGAACCCTGAATTAGACAGGTTAATTAGCCAGAGGGCGGCTCAAGTTGTACAGGCATCGCCTCAAATGCAACCAATCCCTGCTTTACAGGCGGCTATGCAACAAGGTCAGCAACAGGGTGATCCACTGCAATACGCACAACAGCTTGCACAATTAGAGACTGAGGCATTAAAAGCTAGAACTCAATCGCAGATACAAGCAGATCAGGCTAAAGCGCAATCAAATATCCAGATTAAACAGGCAGAAGCACAACAGAAAATGCAAATCGAGCAGGTTAAGGCTCAGGCTGACCTACAGGCCAAGGTAGCGAAGTTGGAGACTGAATTACAGTTAGAACGTGAGAAAAACGCGGCTGAGATTCAGTTAGAGCGAGAGAAGAATGCGGCAGAGCTACAGATGGAGGCGATGAAGAACAATGGCATATGATATGTTGGCCTCTATAGCACCGATTAATCCGCAGGCATTTGGCCCTATTGTACAGCAGGGTCAGCCTCCACAGGGCGGAAGGCCACAAGGCCAACCTCCACAGCAAGGTGGAGATGTAATGACGCAATACTTAATGAATAAGGTAGAAGAAATCAGGGGTGGCAGAGGTCAGGGCGCATTAGGAGGCGTTATGGCATCTATGGTTCAACCGCAAGTAAGAAGAGGATAGTTTTATGTGTTTTGGTGGTAAAGGTGGTGGTGGACATCAAGGTGGCGGATCAAGTCAAGAAGATGGTGAGGTAAGAAAAGCCCACAAAGAAGCAGGGATTCCAGCGGCTGAGACAAGACGTTACTTTAGAGAGAAAGAAAACCCAGCGCATATGAGAAACAAAAATGCGGCTGGCGGCAATACATCTGTTTCGCATTCTAGGGATGAAGGTGGAAACTTAGTGGCGAAACAAGTTGATTATGGTCAGGGAAGTTTTGCTCCACCTCAAGGCGTTAGGGAGGGTGACCAAAGTCTAGCTATGAACCAACAAAAAACAATTCGTAGAGATTTTATAAGAGATAATAAATTTTTACCTGACCGAAGCTCATTAAGTGACAACTTAGTTGCTCAGAATTTAAGTAGAACTGAGAAATACAAAACTACGTCCGATCAATTTAGAGGTAAAACACCTGGAGAAATAGAGGCTATCAGAGCGGCAAATAGGGCTAAAGATCCTACTGACTTAGATGGCGATGGGAGTAGGCTTACATCTACTGATAATAATTTTGTTGTTTACGGCATTGGCACGACGACAAACCCTGACGGGAGTATGAAGGGCGATGGCGCACAGCCTGCTATTTATGACCCAAATTTACCAGAAGGTTACCGAGGTATTCCACAGGTAGACCCTAATAGAAAGTCAGACAAAAATCTAACTATGTTTGGTAAAGCTATGAGGACGGTAGGTAAGCCAGTGATTGGTGCGTTATTACCAGGTGCAGGTGCGTTGATGTTAGCTGATAGATTTAGCGATAAGATTCCAAGTTTTTTAACTGGGGGCGATGCGCCTGGCAGTGCTAATGATCAGGCTCTATTGCGTCAAGAAGAACAAAGATCTGCGTTTCCTGTACCAATAAATTCAAAAGTTGCACCACCAACTAGAGAATTTAAGTCATATGTGGATTCAAGGAATTTAAATCTGGGTTCACTGGGTGGCATTAGTCCAGAGACAAATAATATTGGCGCAAGTTCGGCTACAGCATTAAGTTCGATGGGTGGAGCAGAGACTGACCTAGCAATTAGCACATTACCTAATCGCCCACAATTACGTCCAAAAATTATGGCAAACAATCTTGATGATGCTAATAAATATGGGGAAACAATTACAGTAGATGGTTACCCGAAAAAATATGCACAAACAGTGCCAGTTTCAACGTATTTTAGAATGAATGACCCATTTGGAGATTATAATGATGATAATTTTGATCAGGTAATGCCTCCATCAGACGAGCCAGAGACAAGTTCATCATCACCATATTTTAATTATACAGAATGGACACCAAGTGACCCAACATATTTAGGTACAAGTTCTTACGGTGGTAAATGGTCAACTGGTGCTTCAGGTGTTGCAAGCACTGCTCCCACAGGAATATACAGTGATGGTGGGGCATCAGCGCAAGTCCTAACAGATTTCTACAATGATAAGACAGGACAATATTACACGGCTCCTAATGCTGGCTTTTACGCTGAAGCAGGATCTAACTGGAAACGAGGAAGACCTACCTCCTCATACGCATAGAAGGAATAAAACAATGGCAATGACAAAAGAGCAATTACTAGAGCAAATGGAAATGGATCAAATGATTGCCCAAGCTGAAATGGCTGGTGATCCATATATTCAAGATGATCGTGTTCAGCTTTCAGCAGGGCCAGAAGGAACTGGCGATAATATGTACAGAGATATGGGTGCAATAGATCCGAGCCAGATGAATACAGGCGCAGGAGATATGGGGGGCATTGAGCCAGAAAACATAAGCAACGAAGAGCTTATGATGGCCGAAGAGTTTATGAACTCCTTACCTCCCGAAGAGAAGAAAGGTTT